CTATTACGCGAATTTAGTTTGTGAAGCAGCCACGGTAAATGTGGCCGATCCTGTCTTAATGATTGTGTAGACATAAATGTCTATGCTGGAAGCATTACCAGAAGTTGGTGTTGTGCCGCCTTGCCATTTAGGTGTGACAGACGCGCCATCAACTTGGACGGCTGAATTGTAATAAGCCGTGCCGCCATTAGTGTTAAGGAACGCAACTGTAATACTCTGTCCTGTAGACAGAAGCGTGTCCAAGCTAGTGCCGGACGATCCGCGAAAGTTTATCGTAAAGTTCCCAGAAGCATTTGTTGTATAATAAAGCACGGTTTGGGTTGTTACGTCATAGTTAATTGTACCAGTGGCAGCGGTAGCAGATACCGTCACCACTTCACCAGCATCCGTAAATACCGCTGCTATAGTGCTAGAAGAACCGGAAAATGTTTGGGTGGCCGTAAATGTTGTTGCCACCGATGGCGCAACATAATCAGTGCCAGCCGTGGCAGCAGTGAAAGCAGATGTACCGTTACCTTTAACAACACCCGTAATAGTTGCTACCCCAGTGCCGCCTTTGGTGACACTTAATACACCAGAGCTATCGGCCCCCGGAGCCAGATTAGATAGATTGCGTGGGATTGCCATGGACCGTTACCTTTCGCGCCAACGCTTATATTACACCGTTTCCCAAACTTCGTCAGGACAAACAGGCCATGGATTGACAACAACAGGTGGGTTTACCGCAATGGCGCGAATTTGACTGCGGTATGAAAGAAACGCTGCCTGATTAGCTAGATAAGGGTTTGACTGCGCTGGATCAGCAACGGACGGAATAGCTGTCCAATCCGTTGCCGATAGTAGGCTGCTGGCCTGTTGCTTATTCTGTTGTTTCAGTTGTGCGTCAACATATGCCTGCTGCTCTGGGTCGTTATTACTGACAACCCATGTTGCGTACCACTGTCCGCGCGTTTCCTCTGGAGCGCCCGGAACTACATACTGCGTTACAGGATCATATGGAGGCTGCGGCGCTTCTAGCACCGGAAATAGCTGATACCCCAGTTCCGTCGCAGCATTTGTCTGCGGAAACCAGTACATAACATCTTGGTTGTCACCAAAATTGGTGTATGGGTTTTCCGCCTGCAAAGACGAAAACGTGTATGGATAAGTGATGATCTGGTTGTCTGCGTTAACTTCAACGTAGTTTGTCATGTTCCCGTTCCTATGCGATTGCTAGGTAGATGTAAGTGCCGCCGTTGTTATTTATTGAACTGGTTCCAGCAGTAACTTGAAACCCGCCAGTTGTAGTAAAAACATCATTATAGTTTTGTTCGGCAGTTATATCATTAGGCGGTATGCGAAGATCATTTCCTGATACCATTCCGCGCGCCGTGTCCCAAATCCACCAATTATTTGTGTTTGATGCGGTGGCATTTTTAATCATTACAAATCTTGCTCCCCCAGAAAAGCCGCAACTAATTGTTTGCGTCCCGCCATCTCCTGTATAGGAACCGACCTTCGATACGCCAGCGCATGTTGCAAATAAATATGCAACATAAGTGTTTCCAGAAGCATTTACTTGGCTTCCTGTTCCAACCGAAAAAACGGACGCTGTTGGCGTAGTATTGTTCCAAGCTGTAGAGCTTGTTTGCGGAGCATCTGCCGCGTTAAAAACCATGTATTTTGTATTTCCAAGCGCAGAATGATAAACCCACCAATCTAAGCTTGAGTTTCTGGACTTTACAATCATCATTTCTGGAGCAATACCAAGGTTATGGCTAATTGTAGTATTGCTTCCTGTACCTGAATAACAGACACTATCATATACTTGCGGCGCTCTTCTAAACATCCAATAAATAGATGAGGTACTTACACCAAGCTGAGACGTAAAAAAATTATCTTGAAACCCCGTGTTTGCATTACTTGCATTGTAATAAACAGGATCTGTTCCAAGAGTGGTGTTCTCAGATGCAGTTGCGTTAGTTCTTAAAAGAGGCGTATTGCCACGTAACCTATCTGTTACCCAAGTAGAATTTGTCGCAGATCTATTTCTTTGAGCTTGAATAACGGTGTCCGTTACAAACCCGGAGGTTACGGTTGTCAGCCCACTGGGAGTTTGAACAACGGGGCTAAACACAGTCGTTGCATCCGTAGGCACCTTCATAGGGCCACGGCGGATGGCCATGTAGATGTAGGTACCAGCTACAATAGGTGTGAATCCTGTTGCGTTTGGATATGGAACATACCAAGCATATTCGCCACCAGTAGTATTTGCGTTTAATCCCTGCCCGTTTGTGCTTGACCCATTATAAATAAAATCGCCACGCATATTATCGACAATAATCCAATCTGTTGCTGAATCATTAATATTTTTATACATTAACCATTGTGGTTCCCAGCCCAAATTTACAGCACCACTACTTGTTGTAAATTGACCACATTTTATAACACTTTGAGTCCCATCTAAACCAAATCCACCAGCGTCGTGGGCAAAAAGGTAGGCAACAAAAGTTGCCCCGTTAGTGTTTACGTTAGCATTGATAGTAAATGTCGTGCTTGATACGGCAGAAACATAACCGCTAGAAAAAGTTGAAGCGTCTGTTGTGTTTAAAAACAAAATATTATTTGCTGCAAGGCTTCTGTGCCAAGTAGGCCATTGCGATACACCACTATAATTTTTAAAAACAATCATTCCCGGCGATGAGCCAAGATTGTGATTTATAACGCGCCCCGTTGTTCCGTCTCCGGTATATGTAACTACATCAAAAAACTTAGGCTGTTTTCTAAATGTCCATGATGCATAGGTCCCGCCATTTGCATTTAAATCAACCGAAGCACTTCCAAGAGAAAATCCATTTGTATTAAATGCAGTAAGAGTGTTTGCATTAAAAGAGGATGCTCCTGTGCTATTTGAAACCAATACATAATTAGCGCCACGCGCTGTATCAAATAATCCATTACTCCCAGTTGTGTCGCGTCTTTTTAACCAAACAAGTCCGCCTTTTGTAGAAGTATCAATATTATTAGTAACTGTTAACGTACTTCCGTTACCAGTATAAAGATAAGTGCTAAACACATCTTCAATGTAATTGGCAGCAGTTTGCAGCGCACCTGCTCCGAAAGCCTGTGCTGATGCCGCGCCAAGGGTTGAAAGAAGTGGCATCCTTACACCTTACGCATATTTTGTTTGCGCCGCCGTCACAGTAAACGTGGCGCTGCCTGTTTTTACTATGGTGTAAAGGTAAACATCAATGCTGGAAGCGTTGCCAGCAGATGGTGCCGTGCCTCCCTGCCATTTTGGTGTAACGGAAGAACCGTCTACCTGAACAGCACTGTTGTAATAAGCTGTGCCTCCATTTGTGTTTAAAAACGCAACAGTAACACTATCACCAGTAGCCATTGCTGTATTCAGCGTCGTTCCGCTACTGGCGCGGAAATTTATAGTAAAATTCCCGGTGGCGTTTGATGTGTAATACAATACGGCCTGTGTAGTCACATCAAAGTTAATTGTACCCGTAGCTGCTGTAGCAGTTGTAGTAGTTAATTCTGCTGCATTTTTTAGAGCAAGAGCAAGGCTTGATGTTGACCCAGATAAGGTGATTTTTACACCATCAGAAGTCGCGCCAGATATTTCGCCAATAGTTGCCGCATTGTCATATAATAAACGTGTTGTCGTTCCACTAGCAATTGCAGTGCTGTTGATTGTAATCGAAGCTGGGCCTGCAGCGCCAGTTGCTCCAGTTGCACCAGTTGCACCGATGGTCCCGGTAGGTCCCGTAGGCCCAGTGGGAGCAATATTAACTGTATAATAGGCGATTGTTTCTACAATGTCGCCTGCAGAACAAGCTGAAGCTAAAACAACATCCGTTCCATTTGTTGCGGTGTATTCGGAGCCTGTAAGAAGGACACCGTTTACGAAGACTTCAACAAAACCGACTGTATAGGCAACACTGAAGGTGGTTTGCCCGCCAGTGGCAGTGAACGTTGTTCGTGTGTAAGTTGCATTTAATGCCGCGCCAGTCGGCCCAGTAGGCCCAATATCTCCGGTAGGTCCTGTCGGCCCCGTTGGCCCAATATCTCCGGTAGGTCCTGTCGGCCCCGTTGGCCCAATATCTCCGGTAGGTCCTGTAGGTCCGATATCCCCCGTAGGCCCTGTAGGCCCGGTTGCACCAGCACTACCAGCGCTTCCTGTAGGCCCCGTAGGCCCTGCAGCGCCCGCGTCTCCGGTTGGCCCTGTTGGTCCGGCTAAACCCGCACTTCCCGTAGGTCCGGTTGGCCCGGCTGCTCCGGCATCTCCCGTAGGCCCCGTAGGCCCAGCACTTCCCGGTGTTCCGGCGTCACCTGTAGGTCCGGTAGGTCCGCCTGTTCCGGTAGGGCCTGTGGGACCAGCTTGCAGATACATGACCTGCGTGATCGTCGCGATAACAGACGGAATTGCAGGCGAAGGCGCAATTGCTGGTACAGCCGTTAATTGCACCGAAATATCGTCTGTTGACCACATTAGCTGCAGATAGTCACCCGCAGCAAGCGTTAGAACAAAATTCCACGCAGGAACTGATTCTGCATTCGTTCCTTGAATGGCAACAATCGAAGATGTATCAGCAACATCTACGCCGTTTTTGCGCAACCAAATATTAATATGCGCACTTGAACCAGAAGCTTTATCAAGTTGTGCAGAAAACTGCAGGTTATATGTGCCTGCAGATGCAACAGTGATGCGTGATCCCGATACAATAGAAACACCCAAAGCTTCGGCGGTCGTGCCAAGCAGCATTGGGTAAGCTGTATTAACAACCGCAGCTGTTTGCGTTGTAGAATCGTAGAACGAACCGTAGCTTGCTAATGCGCCGCCCGGCCCCGTAGGTCCAACGCTTCCGGTTGGGCCTGTTGCACCCGTTGGCCCTGCGCTTCCTGCGTCACCCGTAGGCCCCGTAGGGCCTGTTGCCCCCGCGCCGCCCGCGTCCCCCGTAGGCCCGGTGGGTCCCGCGCTTCCAGCGGCTCCTGTAGGGCCTGTAGGGCCTGCTACAGTTGATGCAGCGCCCGTAGCGCCTGTTGGACCCGTAGGGCCGTTTCCTGATGGTCCTGTAGGCCCGGTATCGCCCGTAGGCCCTGTTGGTCCGGTAGGTCCGTTCCCTGTAGGCCCCATACTTCCGGTAGGACCCGTAGGCCCCACGGTTCCCGTAGGTCCCGTAGGCCCAACGCCCTGAAGGTCAGCGATCTCTTGCGTTGTGGCGCGTACCGATACGCCAGCCTGAACAAGTTCAACCTGCTCTGTGCCATTAAGAGCAATAGCTGGCGGCAAATTCGGTATTTGTTTATTAGCCATCTAAAGGACCCGTTTTTGGCACTTCATTAAATCCATAAGGCAGACCCGGATCGTCGTTGCCCGGCGCATTCGGATCTGTACCCGGTTGTTGGTTTGTACCAAATGGCGGTTCGCCCGTCATCTGGGTTACGCGCGTATCGTCGTTTTGTGTAATGCGGACATCGCCACCAAGTATCGTCAAACCTGTAACCGGATCAACGTTTGTAGCTACATAACCGCTAACGGCCATTGGTGATCTTTCATGGCATGCATAGGACACTGTGTACGCGCCAGTATTGGATGACGCCGTGACCACAAATGTCCCATTGTATCCCTGCGGCTGCATCCCTGCGACAACAATAGTGCTGCCTACAGGGACCGCTTCAAACACAAGTGGGACCTGCAGCGTCAATGTTGCTGTGGTGCCATCGCCTGTTGCAGAGATTGGCCTATATACTGTTTGCGACGTAAGGCGTTGATCATTTTCAGCAAGAATGTAATCTTGAATACGCGCATTCATAATCGGCGTAGGATCAGCCGGAATAACAATATTGCGAAGTTGGTTTTGCGGAACGTCCAAACACGATTCGCAAACAAGAATGCGAACGTTAACAAGAGCCGCGCCACGATAGTCATACTGCCACTGAAGTTCGTGGTGGTTATACAAAAACCCGCACCTGTCGCATATGCCAAAGGCGCGTGGGTTTGTTGTACTGACAGAGGCGCGACCATGGGGGCGCATTATCTAAAATACCCCTGTATTTGCGGACTAATGTACTGTGACACATATTCCGTATTTTGGTCGGCAGCAATTTGATAAGCTTCATCAGCTTGCGCTTTTAAAGTTGGCACCATAGCTGGAGCAAATATTTGCGCCAAACGTGTAGCCAAACCATAAGCAAATGCTTCAAGCCAAAGATATGGAATATCTATTTGTTGGCCTGATGTAAAATTAGCGTCCTGAATTCGCTTAACACGATAATACTTAAGAGTAGTTGCTTCGCCACCATCTGGGACAGGCCAGAGCGTAAGGGTCTGGTTGCCAGAAGCAGGAGACATAAGGCGATCAAACCAATATGTCGTAGGGAAACCTTGCTGTTCTTTGTTTGGATATGACGCATATTCAGTACGCGATACAGGAAGGATAATACGGTCAGTATTAGACATCCCTTGCGCAATTGTAATGTATGCGTCCAGCACCATAACGGTCGTATCATCAACAGTATATGTAGCTTGCCCTTGAACAAGAGGCACAGTCACAAGATCAACAGTCCAAAGATTTACACCTTGGTTTGACCAGCGCGCGCATAGCAAATTGGTTGCCGTGCGTGCAGCCTCCATGTGTTCCTGCAACAGCGCTGTGTTGCGGATACCGCACAGATTGTACGCATACAACGTAAGTTCACCAAGAGATGGTGAATAATCATATGTGCCGCTTGTGGCCATCGGTAGCTCCCGTTACCGCGTGCCAGCCTGCTGGACGTACACCACGATAGAGCCAGTGCTACCAACAGCGTTCGTTACGCGAATGCCACGGCACGGAACCGTAAGAGCAGCCGACTTAGTGGTCGATTCTGCAGAAAGACCCGTTACGGCATACCATGTTGCGGTTGATGCATTGAAATCAGCGTTTGACGGATCTTCAAAGCAATATTCAACAGTGTATGTCACAGCTCCAGTGACAACCGCGCCAAGACCAACATTGAACGGATTTTGGAAATAATCCAAAGCGCGAACGGTGCTTGAACCAACACCGGATTTTGTAAGCGTAATTGACTGCATTTATTTGCCCTTCCCCGCGCGTGCGGCAGCAACATTATCGACCAAGTTAGGATAAGGCCGTCCTGCGGCTCTTGCCCGTGCTTTCGCCATTGTAACCTGTTTTTTGTTCAAATGCTTTTCTTTGGCGTCTTTGGGAGCGTCTTTTTCCCAGAACGGTTTATCAGCCATTGCTCTGTTCTCCATATAGGCTAAGCCCACTATGCTTTTGAACGTATTCAGCCGCCTCCGGCGCGCCCTGTGATGCCAAAAGATAGATACGGGCAAATTCCAAATATTCAGGATTATCCCTGAAAAGTCCAAGACCCTTATTGCATTTATTGCAGAGAAGTCCCCGAACCACGTTTGTTTTGTGGTCATGGTCTACAACAAGGTCAGCTTCTTCGCCGCAAATAGTGCATTCAAAAGTGCTGTTAAGCATATCTTTAAGCACATAATCTGGGATCATTTCGCGGTATTTCCCGCGCCTAGTTTCAGATTTATAAGCACTACGGCATGCCCTGCACCAACTATCAAGGCCATTAGTTTTTTTATTGTGTAACGGGAAAAACTCTGAAGTTTCTGGCTTTTCCTGCCTGCAGCGGGTGCATTTTAACATTTTACATCCCACTTTTTTAAGGCCAGATTAATGCGACTATTTGGATCATGCTTTGTCTTTGCGGATGTTAACTTTTCTTTCATACCGCACATACGGCTACGGAAATTCTCCCGACGCTGTGCCGAAGCATCACTTTTCTTAGCCTGTTCACGGCTTACAGGTGGCTTAAGATTATGCCCTTCCGCTTTAGCAGAAGCGCGACCCTTTGCATTAAGCCCACCCTCTGGGTTTTTGCCTTCAGAACGTTGCCACGCAGGAGATTTAGCCATGTTTAACCCTCTAGAAAAAACGGGGGGCCTAAGCCCCCCGCCGTTCGACCCGTTAAGAGCAATTAGCCCTTGAAGCCGGGACGGGGAGTTCCGGCAGCTGCCGAAGAGAACACGCCGCCGCCCGACTTGCGGGGCTTACGGCCAGCGTGGGCCTTGGACATAAGGCCAGCAGCCTTGCCCATGCTCTTCTTGGCGCGACCGCCCTTTTTAAAACCATCCGTGTCCGAATGGGCTTCGTGTGCAACGTTACTATCGCCGCCAGCGTAAGCCTTGGTCACCTTGGTGTCTTTTACAGTCTTACCCTTCATAGGAGCCTCCTAATGGCTTACGCAGTTAGATTTTCAGCCTGAACGTAGTATACGGTTACAACACCGTCACCAGCGCCCGTATTAGCGGAAAGAGCATAGATCAGCACATCGCTTGTGCCAACATCAATCCACTTAGCGGTACGGGTAGCATCCGTTCCCGGCGTAAGTTTTGTAAGACCAATGTTTGTCAACGCGCCAGCCGAAACAAGCTGGTTTGCAGCCGCAGTTGTTCCGATGCTGATTGTGTCTGCAGCACCATCCCAAGCAACAGTGGCCAGAACGTCAATGCCGACGATATGGCTGTTAGCCGGAATACAAATGCCTGTAGTAGCAGCCGTAGATGTGCCAGCCTGCGTGACTGCAGCTGATTGCGCCATAACGACAGAACCAACGTTCTTCACGGAACCAGCTGTTGTGCCAGTCGTGTTAAGAACGTTACCCGCCTTAACGGGACCAGTAAAAGTAGTAGTACCCATTGGGTCCTCCTGCACGATTTGATCATACTGTCTGTGCAGAGTCAGCCGGGGCTGTCAGTATGATCGGAACACCCGGAACGTTAAATAAGGGCGGCTCCTAATTAAAGGAAACCGCCCTTACTTTAATTAGGTCGGGAACGATCCGTAGATCGAACGCCAGTTGTAGTAGCCGAACGAATAACGTTCGTAGCCCTTCACCAACAGGTTGTCTGTTACGAAGTCGACCTGCATATCCGATTCAAACTTGACGCGCTCCATGTAGGAGAGGCCGTCAATGTTTGTAAGCAGGAACCATGTAGCAGCTGCTGTCAGGTAGTCGTTGACGATGTAGCCTTCAGGAAGACCACCAGCGGTCATCATGATCGCGTTGACATCGTTGTCTGCAGTACCCGGACGAAGTTCCGTCTTAGTAAGACGGATAGCAACTGGTTCAAGCTGCGGCGGGATAACCAACTTACGGCCACGGGCGAAGATCTTCAGGCCAGCGTTGTCTTTGAAGTTAGTACGGATCGCGATCATCGCGTTCAGCAACGTAGCTTCGTTAAGTTCAACATCAACCAGAGGACGGTTCGCAATCGTGCCACCATCAATCGGGTGGTCCACAGCGCAGAGAGCCTTGCCGTCACCACCAATCGACGCATTGTAGGTCGTGGCAGAGTTCAGCACGTTCGCGCCATAGATTTCCTTTGTCTGTTGAAATGATTCAATCAGACCAAGGTTCGACGGCATGAACTGGGTCTTGTAGAGGTTATCGTCGATAGCCTTACGGGTGATCGCGTAACCAAGAGCAATTTCAGTATGCTCCTGATTGTACACAAAACGTTCACCAGCTGCGTTATCGAATGCAGTCTGACCACCTTCGGTCTTCAGCTGCGCAAGGCCAAGGAAACGCATGTCAGCCGTGCGTTCAAGGGCCATTTTCGATTCGTGCTTCGTGAAGATCTTGTCGTACTGTGACGGGATCTGTTCGTATTTGCCTTCAATTCCACGTAGACCGGGAAGGAGAAGGTCTTTAATGGCGGAAAGATTAACGGCCATTGGTCACTACTCCTTAGATACCAGTCAGAGACTTCGTGGCAACGTTGTTGAACGCGACAATGATACGATTGTACGCGCCAGCTTCGGTGCCCGGCGACCCCGGAGGAGCCGTCAGAAGTCCGACAATGCGGAAAGGAAGGGTTGCAGTGGCGGCAGCGCCAGTTGCATAAGCGCCAGAAATACCAGTGTTGGTATTGCCTGTGCCGATTGCGTAGCCGATGTTCAGGTTCACATCGGCAGCAACGATGCCAGTGCTGTCCGACTGGACAACAAACTTGGCATTCGGATCGTTGATGATGTAACCTTCGACGGTGTTGCCAGAAGCAACGTCCGAACCCGGCCAGTAGTTCGACCAAACGGTGCGCTTCTGCGAAACCGAAAGGTACTTGCAGCCGACAAAGATGCCAGCAACGCCGGGGTTTCCGGTTGTGCCGTCACCCTGAACAACTTGACCATTTGCGTCTGGTTCTACGGGGTCACCGTAGTAGATTGCCGAAGCATTGTAAGCAATGGCAACGGGGATCTGTTCGTAAGTCGGAGCAGAGCCGTTACCCTGATACTGCTGGAAACCGAAAGGCGTATTAGCATTCGCCATGACGGGTTCTCCTTTTTCAGGAGGTCCATCATCGCACGCCGGGGCGATTAAGAACCGGGAAAAGTTTATACCTCCACACCGGGGGAGGCGGTTGCCTATTTGGCTAATGCAATATTTATCACATAGCTATGCAATAAAAAAGGGGGTGCGTTTAACACCCCCTTTAATTAAGCGTGACTTAAATTCAGTCTTTCGGGATCGGGATTGGTTCGTATCCCTTTTTGATCGAAGGACGCGCCTGTGCGTGATCGCGCGTAAGCGTTCCGTCTGGCGTGCCAGCAATCTGCGCTTCTTTATCACGAACCTGATTGACTGCCTTGCGACGTTCAATTGCGCGTGCTTCTTCAACCAACTCCAAAGGACGCTCCATAAGGATCATGCCTTTGCGTTCGATTGTTTCACCGCGCCAATCACGGGGCATCATTTCAGGATGGCGTGTAAGCGGCACTGGTTCCCAACCCATACGATACAGAGCAACGTTGTGGGACGGATCTTCCGCGCCAAGAAGCAGGCGGCGCTTCCATTCATATGACCAACCATCCGGGATCATCGAAGGATCGATGTAAAATTCATCTGTTCCTTCATCAATGCCGTTCAAATGGCCACGAATTTCGGCAGCACGTCGCTTGGCGCGCTCTGCAGGGCTTTCTTCACGCATTTCAGCACGCATAGCTGGACGTTCAATTGGTGTTTCGACCACGATTTCTTCCACTTCTACCATTTTAGGCGCTTCAAACAGCTTCGGCGGACGGCCACGCTTGCGGATTGGCTTATTTTCCATGATTTGCCTCCTTAATGTGGCAACTTGCCCTCTTTCTGAAGGGCAATTTTGTGTTTCGCATATTCTGTTTCGGTCATCCCAAGCATTTTGGCCGTATCGGCCTCTGCGCGGGTCAAACGAACAGTGTTTGAACGTGAACTTGATTCGCGATTAACGGGTGCTGACGGCGGCGCAGCTTGCCGCTGTACAGGCTTAGAGGCTGAAGACATTGGATTGTCATCCTGTTCCTTAGAACCAAGGCCCAAGCGCTGTTCAATGTACCTAAAGTACGCATCAGAATCGGCTTCAATGCCGTCATCAATAGCGTCTTCATGCGCACGGAACATCTTTTTGATCATACGTTCATCAGACAATTGCGCTTTATTGCTGCGCAGCCAGCTTGCTGAACGGGGGGTAACCGCGCCAATAATTTGATCCAGCTGCACAGAGGCAGGAGGCGGAACATTTTCAATTGGCGGGCGCTTTGGCGCGCTTTGCATTTCACGAAGGCCGTTTTCCAACTGCAAAAGCTTTGCAGAATTAGATGCCATCGTTGCTTGGATCTTTGCAGCGCGTTCGTAGTCGCCCATAGACATGGCTTCGGCGTAGTTTGATGTAAGCACATCATTGTCACGCTTAACTGTGTCGATAGCCGTGTTGACCAACTGGATGTTGGTGTCTTCTACTTCGCCGTAAGCAGCATTTGCTTGCTGTGCAGCACGACGCGCCAGTGTTTCGGCTTCGGCGCGGGCCTGACGTTCAGCTTCTAGCTGCGCCTTAAGCGTATTAATTGCATCTTCTGGAGCAATCGCATGATTCTCTGGGCTGTTTGAAGTCGTTTCCTCTGAATTAGAAACAGCTTCTCCAGTGTTTTCCTGCGTTTCGTCCACAGTGACTTCGATCTTTTCGTCTTCATCGGCCATAAGCCTCTCCTTACCAAACCTGATCTGGATCTTGGATGCGTCCCTTAACCTGCGTATCCATTAGGATGCGGCAAAGGACATTATTAACGGTGATGCTCCACCCGTCTGCAGGGCGATAAACAAGCCAATCACCTTCATTGAAGGTTTCGCCTTCAAACCATCCATCATTGTTTGGTTCAAACGCCTTTGGACCTGTTTTAAGGAGAAGACCAACCTTCGACTGATGACGATCTTCATCGACAGTACGATCAGCCAAATAAATACCAGATTTGGTTTTTTGCGGCCTGATGTAGACACCAACCAAAATCTGATTGTTAAACAATTCTAATTGCGACAAATCACCAACTTCGTTGACGATCTTGGCGCGCGGATCATTTTCGTGATCCATCTTCATAAATGGCATTATCCCCTCTCCACTCCATTCATTGCACTTTCAGCTTGTTCAATCAGCTCTAAAGCCATGCGCAAGCCATCAATCTTCCCTACTTGGTGTGTGTAAGTAGGAAAGTCAGGGGTCGCACCCCAATTTGTTAAATTTTCTTTAATTCGCTCTATGTCTTCGGCAAGAAGCTTAATCAGTTCATTGCGGAAGAACGCTTGTGAAGATAACACCTTAGACCCCCTATGGTGTCCCCCTTATGTAAGGTGGGACCGTGGCAAGAGGGGGGCTGTGCCACGGTCCCGTCCGGCATTAAAAGCCGGATTATTTTTTGCGCTTGGCGATTTCTGTCTTTTCCAAACGACCTTCGCCCGAACCAGCGCCCGCATCCATGTCCTTGTAAGAATGGTATGCCTTGCCGCCAGCCTTGCGTGCCGTGCGCCCACCTGTGGCACCCGGAACCTTGTTAGGATAACCAAGGCCAGTGAAAGCTTTTTCACCCTTCTGGTATTCGTCTTTGCGATCACGCTTGGCGATGTCCGTTTTCTGCAAACGGCCTTCACCAGATCCTGCACCAGCTTCCATGTCCTTATAGGACTTGGCTACCTTTGTAATGCGTCCGCCAGACTTACGCGCCATAGGGGGCTGTTGGGGAGCAGGCATCGGCATTGGGATAGGCATCGCCTGCGGGGCCGCAGGAGGACCGCCAGCTGGCATTGGAACAGGCACACCACCCGGAGGACGCGGCGGGCCACCCATAGGGCCGCCCGGAGGCATTGGAGGCATGCCCGGAGGCATACCATCCTGACCCGGCTGGCCTTTGCCAGTTGCAATCACAATGTTGATGTTGGTCTTGCCCTTGGCGCGACCACCAGCCTTGCGTGCCATACGGCCACCGCCGCATTTTTCAGCGGCAGGCTCTTTTGGTGCTGGCATAGCAGGCTTGATCTTAGTTTGGTTGTGCGGATCAGCCTTAAGAGCGGCAAGCTTCTTGGTTTCATTGATCATGCCGCCAGTGGCGCGCTTAGGGCGTCCACCATGCTTATAACCAGCATCCTTCAGGCTTGCATCATCGCTGTATTTTTTTGCAGCTGCACGCTTTTCAGGGCCATCCTTCGCCCCGGCGCGGCGCTCTGCAATTTCTGCACGCGACTTGCGCATAGCCCACGGGCTAAAAGTGCCTTCCATCTGGTTCAAAGCGCGATCAAGAGCAGGTTCTCTTTTGCCGTATTCTTTTTCAGCTTCTTTTTCGTCTTTTGAACCATAACCAGCACCAAGGTATTTAGTAGCGCCGCCTTTAGCACGACCGCCGCGCTTAAGGCCCTTGGTTGACTGTTGTTTGTCGTGCTTTTCATCAAGCTTCGACTTTTCCCACTTTTCCAAAGACATGCCATGCTTTTTGGCAAGCTTCTTATCTTCAGAAAGATCTTTCTTGGAATGCTCCCATTCCATGTGGGAGATCTTGCCACCGCGCTTGGCAACAACCGTACCCGGTGCGCCGCGTGTGTTTGTAAGATCAAAAGCCTGCGACTTAGCAATATTAAGACGCGGATCACCCATAGGGCCACCGTCCATCTTTTTGGTACGGCCACCCTTCTTATAAGCTGTCTGTTCGGCTGACTTTTCAAAGGCACGGGTCTTGTCGCGCAAAACGCTTTCGGTCACGCGCGGATCTTCACCGTAGTCCGTCGCAGCCTGAACAGCGTCACGGCGCTTCAATTCGTGTTGGGTGCGTTCCCCAACACCACGACCGCCATATTCACGCTTGGTGCGCCCACCGTGTTTCTTTTCGTCCTTGTCGCCGCGCATCATGTTTGCGGCCATAACGACAGGGCTAAGAACACCAAGGATATCGGCTGCAGCGCCGCCAATCTTCTTTTTGGCGCGGCCACCTGTCTTCAGGCCACCAATGTGCTTCTTGCCTTCGCGCTCTTCGTTGGCATCTTTAACGTTACGGTTGACCTTGGCCAGAGCGATCTGCTTGGCATTAGCCGCGCCACCAGAAGCGCGGGCCTTCTTGCCAGCATGCTTCTTTGTGACTTCACCCTGAACCTTGCCGCCACTGCGATAAGCACGACGCGACACAGGGCGCATGCCAGTCTTTACATCAGCATCAAGCGGTTCTGCCTGCGTCCAAGTGGACGAATCAACGCGCTCTGATTTCTCTGAAGCAAGGCGCTTGGCCTTGTTCTTCATGGCCGTGCGGGCCTTTTTAGCTTCACCGTACATAATAGCTCCTAGCTAGTGCGGGGCGTCCCCCGGTGCAATTGCATCAGTGGAAAATACCACGTTTCACAGCTATGCAATATAGGTGCAACTGTTCGTCAAAAAGAACCTTGTTAAGGTTTAGTTGACCTCTCCACCAGTGGCCGCGCCAATGTCATTTTCATGCTGGCGGGCAGGATCAAACTTCGCGTATTCCGAACGGATCAACCGTGGATTTAAAACCGCAATTTGGTCAGGTGGGTTTTCTTTATATTCATCTTCCTGCATATTTTTAATTCGCAGCGTGTCTATGTTTTGATCTTGGGCGTGGCTAATTAATTTAGACATTGCATCGGTGTTGTAACTATGTGTTCCAGCAAAGGATGGCCAATCAACTTCTGCATGATTACCGGGATTAATTCTAACTGGAAGAATTGAAGTTTGGTGACGTTCAAACCTGTCCTTATCCCGTTCTGTCATTTTGTCGGGGTTAAATGTTGTTGTTTGCGTTAAAGCATGCGCCCAGTCATTTGCTGCTTCTGGGTTATCCCAAAAAAATATCGCTTCTTCACCGGGGTTTTCTGCATGTTCTAAAGAAAACCGCCCAGAGCTGCTAATACCTTTGGCGCGTGGGCCGCGCGTCACATGATAGCCCTTAATAGAATATCCCTGCTCTTCCGCGCGCTGGTGCGGTTCATGAACAGTGCCACCTTCTGCCATTGTTGGCGTAGGCTCTTCTGGCGCGGCAGGAGGCGTCTGGGGCGCTTGTGATTTAGCAAGCTTTGCAAGACGTGCTTCTGCTTTAGGAATGAACGCGCCATGCGCATCTTCAACGCGCTTTGCTAGGTCTTGGAATTCTTTTTCGGCAAAGAGGAGATGATAAAGTCGCCCTCTGTACCGATCCCAAGCTTTTGCAGTTCCTTTAGAGACGTCAGAGGGTAACGATGACCCTTGACCGATACGCCGTGCGTAATCTTTTGGTGTGCCTGCTTGGACGGCTTCTTTGATGAAGTCATCGTTCATCTCCTTCATAAGCTTTGTACGAAGCTTCCCGTACTCTGGCTGTGTTTGATATTCCGATTTGTAGTCATGGGCGAATAATGCAGGCTTGCCATACTTAGGTGCTAGCGTAACGTCATAGGCATCTGCAAGCGTATTGTGGTCGATCCCCTTAACGCCATCATCGGTAAATTGCGGGTTAATATCGAAAACATACCCGTTAGGATAGCTTGTGTAACTCATGCTATGCCCCAAGCGATTGATTTCGCTTGCAAATTTGCGGATATCTTCCTTTTTCATACCGTCAGTTGTCGGCACAAAAACACTGTGCCCGCGCACATATCCATCCCTTGGAACCTGATTTGGGTCTACAGGCAAAACCTGTGACGCAGCCATTGCGCCTTGGTTCAGATGTTTACCTGCAATAGCATTGAAATATTGAATTTGCTGCGGCGTCATTCCTTTAAGCGGAATTCTAATATTTGGCGACATTTCATTTTCATATGTTCCGCCATGGGTAAATGGATCATCGGCTGTAGGCTGCACAATGCGGGTGATATCTGATTTATTCGACAGATCGCCAGTGATAGCTTTCTTCAAAAGCTCCCAGCCATGCCCCTTACCGCGTGCAGAGGCGTACATGGCCGTGACAAGAGCCTTTTCATAGTCTTTTTGTGTCTTATCATCGCCTGCAGCAATGGCCTGCTTGTACAATTCATGCGCACGAAGGCCTGTTGGCGTCAATTTGGTGCCAAGTTCGACCGTAGCCTTTGGTGCTTCGCGGAATTCTTGCGTTGTACGACGCAAAGCATCAGCAAAACGTGGGTCCATCATTGCTTGGCGCGTAATTTTATCGCCATCGATGCCTTCAACACCAGCATTTTGCAATTTTCCAATAATTTTGCCCCAAACCTGATGATATGCATCACCAGATTCTGCATTTGCTTCTTTATTTCGCAAATGAACCCACGCAGGAGCCTGAAAATTCCATGATTGATAGTCAAATGGCACTTCGTGACCATGTCTTTCGTTGTACATGTCACGCAATTTGTTGAAATAGATCGCCATTGGTTCATGAAGCGACTGATTAGATGACATTACCTTGTCAGGAACGCCAAACATCTTACCAACCCACACATCATTCACCGAAATTGGAAAACGTGTAGGCACGCCGCCTGCTAATGTAAGCGTATCAGAAAATTGTCCTGTTTTATTACCCGGAAGAGCAGATGATTCCTGCCCCATTCGCGAAATAGCGCGGTTAACAGTGTCAGGTTGGGTCAAATCAACGTCAATTGGCGCGCCACGAAGGTGCTGCGACATAGCTGCAAGCGCACGTTCAAGGTTTTCATCGGGTGCTGCACGGGCAGAAGTGGCACCAACCAAATCCATCATGCGCATGAATTCCTGTCCAGACAGGTCTGGAAGGTTTTCAGCCATTTTTTCGCCCGACAATTCGTACCAGAGATGATCTTTTAAGGGCAGGCGCATAGCCTGATCCCAATCTTTTGCATGAAATGTAGGGCGAACGTTAAAATCTTTAGCCGCTTTCTTCGCTGCGGCAGAACTTTCATTAACAGCTTCATCCCAAAGTTGCTGTAATTCTTTGTCTTTAACGTTAAATCCAGCACCCGGACGGCTAAGAACTTCGTCTCCAAGGTCTGACCAGCGACCGCCACCCGGTGCGCCGGGCGTATACTGCCCTTTGTAAACACGTTTGCTTTCAGGAACGATCTTATTCAATCGCTGCGCAACAATTTGATTGCCTACGCGCGTATCAGCACGGGCGGCTGCAAGCTCTTCATCTGTAGGATCTGCAGTTGGTGGTGCAATTGGCTGGCCGCGCTTAACAAGATTAGCAACAGTTTGCGCTGATGGCTGCGCGCCAGACGTTAAAGCAAGAGCTTTGTTTACTACATCCTTTGGATCGCCACCATCTTGCATAACTTGTCTTCCTACATGCGGCATGTAATGCGTTGGGTATTGGTCTTGCAGCAAACGTCCGCCCTTGGCGCGCCCTTGAACAGCTGAACCAAGCTCTTCACCAGCGCCCATAAGGCTTTCGCCAATGTCTTGGCCCATGCCAACCATTTGTGCCGCTGCTACTGGCCGTGATAATCCGCCAGCCACAACCTGTGAAATCAGATTAGTCCGGTCTACTTTGCGGCCTACACTATTGGCCGCACGCAAGGCATCATTAACATCCATGCCTTGATCAACTAGATAGTCTAATGATTGCTGACGCATCCGGTCTTTTGTGTTGCCAATCCAATTTAAGGCATCTTGGGCATGTTGCCAGACGGATTTGTCTTTATCATCAGCCATTGTTTAGCGCCGTGTAAGCATGTGATGAATGATTTCAAGCGCTTTATGCAGCACATCGTCCTTGTTTGACTTTTTCGGTGCAGCACCACCACGCGCCATAGTAGAACTATCTACACCGCTTTCTTCACGCTGGCGGCGCATAGCCTCCATAACGCGCTGATCGGCACCTTCGCGGAAATCACCACGAATAAACCGGGTCAAAGCATTAGGACCCTGATCAGCGCTTCTTTGCACTGTCAGTTCATTTGGGCTTTGCTGCATAACAGCTGCAGCCTGTTGCGCTTGTGCTGTAGGGCTATTCTGTGCGCGCTGAATAACTTGGCGCGCTGTAGAAACGGCACCCATTGGCGGAAAGCGCTGGGCCTGCCCTTCATATGATGCTGGGCGGAAACGTTGCTCCTGACCCATCTGACGCTCTGGAAAAGGCCCAAGTTCACGGCCAGATTGATCCGGCGTTGGCGGTGTCATTGACCCGTCATTCATGCCGCCATTTGGCGCAAAATCGCTGTAGTCATACGATACGCCAACTGGCTGCTTAAACGGAATGCCGCTATCACGAAAATCATCCGGCTGTTCAGATACGCCAGATCCCATATAAGGCATCATGTCGTGATTGGGGCTGCTATCTCCAGCGCGTGTTTGATATTGCGTTTGAAGAATATTTTGCGCCATTGTTTTGGCTGCATTTGGGTCAAGAGCATAAGCACCAGCACCCCCCGCGCCAAGAACTAATGCTGGATCTACCAGATCACGAACCCGTGGTGTAATTGCTTCTGGCGTGGTTGGGCTGACACGCGGTGTAAAGCCGGGTTTCTCCCAAGGTGATGTTGGTGTTAATCGTGGCGATAATCTTTCAGCGCTAGGAGCAGCTGTCGTTTCTTTTGCAATTTGCACAGCTTCCTGTGTAGATGGCGATGATGCTACACGGGATGTGTATTCAGGCGGCGGTGGGTTGTTATAAGCGTTCGGTTCCCCGGCAGGCTTTGGTGTAACTTGCGGACGGGGCGGCATCATCTTAAGAATATCAGCATTCGTAAGGCTAACGCGCTCTGCACCTTCAGGCGGCTTTACGTCACGATTAAGCGTAAAAAGTTGGCCATCTTTTTTGTATGTAATGCGTGGCGCGTTGGGGCCAATTGGGTAAATACCTTTAGTAACCCCAGTTGAAATTTCTTTATAAGCTTTATCCCAATATGCGGCGGCTTCTTCTGGGCTTTTGAAAAACGGCTTTTGACCAGCTGCAATTCGCTCTGCATCTTTTGCCAGAGTAGACTTAAGCAAATCTAATGTGCTTTGAAGCTCTTCATTTAGAATGCTTTTTGATGCACCACGCTCTGCACCAGCTGCAGCCCCTTTAACTCCAAATCCTTTTGCGCTAGCCATTACTGACCTCCCATACCGGGAGGCATAATACCACCCTGCTGCATTTGTTGTTCTCTCTGTTCACGTTCCATGTCCTCCATGGCCGGAACTAAGAGAGGCTCTACTACCCCCACACTTTCTGGATGCACAGCAAGGTTCTGCGCAAGATCAATCATCTGCACACGTTCACGCGACAAGCGATCTTTTTTCTTTTCGTGGATCTCTTGCTGCGCAAAGTGAATGTCGGCCTGTGCGCGCATAGCGTCTGCCTGCGCCTTCATCATGTCTATCTGGCCGCGTTGCTGCACTTCCTGACCCTTGATCTGGGCAGACATAAGAGCGGCCTGTGCCTTCTGTTGATCCGTCTGGATCTTGGCTTGGATCTGTTGCAGTTCTGGCGGCGGTGCAGCCTGTGCATCCTTCGGTGCCAAGAACTGTTCTGGATTGCTCCAGCCCATAGCCTTCAAAGCAGCCGTATCGATGGCGATTGGATCGTACATCGATGGGTTAGCTTGCTGAAGCTGCTTCAAGCCCATGATCTTCATCATGCGCTGGGTCTGGCTAGCAGTATTGGGGTCGGCCTGTGGGACCAATTCACAGTCGTTTAGCGCGCCAAGGAATGTCTGTTCGTTCCATTCGGTTGTAGGCCGCTTCAGGCGGTTCCAGAAGCTCTCCGGGTTTTCCCGGAAGGTACGTACTAGAAGCTTGAATTCATCAGCCTGTGCCGAATGCATGCGCTTGTGGACGCTATTCAGGACCTTGGTGGCCTGATCAATCATGGCCAGTGTGGTCCCCACTGGCGCGTCTGCGCGGCCTTCACCAACCTGCATTTCGCTGGTGCCGCCTACCCGCATACCCGTCTGTGCCATGTTTTCAACAAGTGTCATCAGGGCTGAAGACGGGTCCTTGTATGGCAGAGCCATAACCGCCTGATTGATCGGCATGCCGCCTGTCTTCACCACTTGCCCACCACCCGGTGGAATTCGGAAGATGTTTGTGTTTTGGCGCGCGCCTGTTTCTGCCATTAGGAAGCCGGGGAAGTTTGCGTACATCCCTGCGTCTAGCATTTCGCGCCATGCAGCTGTCACCGCGTTGGTTGTGTTGCCAAGTATATGCAACAAGCCAATGTCGTAAAAGCCCATGCCGGGAACAAACGAATATTTGACAAAGTTTTGCCGCGCTTCGGGCAACTCTGCCGTATCTTCGTCGTAATTGCGCACAATCGACAGAATTTCTTTTGTCGATACGTCGATGGTGACGCGGTACGGGATCTCTAGTCCCGATTCTTTGCCTTTGTATTTGTGTTCAAACCCTGCGATATCCAATTCGCAATAGCATTCATAGATTTCACGGTCGCGGTCTTCAGGGTTGTATGTCTCTGGCGCGATGCCTTGCTGATCATTCTGTGCGCGTTGCACTGAATCCAAATCAGGCGTCTTAGGCACACCCAAATCAACATCACGATACACGCCCAAGATCTGCAGACGTTTTACCGTCGATGGACGCATGTAAACGCGATGCGTGATTCGCTTTGCAGTCGAAAGATCAGTAGCTGCGTTATTGACGATCAAGTCATCAGCATCAACGCTTTCGCTAACAGGGCGATTACGTAGCGGGCAGAAGTAAACCTTCTTAAACGCTGTGCCGCCAAAACCCAGCATCAACAGCATGCGGTCAGTGTCTGGGTAATACTCTGTGGCTACGCTGGTCAGGTAATGGTTTAGATCCTTCTCCAACGCTGTGGCTGTGAAGTCATGCTCTACCGTGGTGCCAACAGCATCGTTGCGGATCTTGACCGGGCCATCAGTGGGCAACAGCTCTGAACGTGCATTGGCCTGAAAGCGCAGGCAGGCCTCCAGCAAAAGCGGATGGCGAACCTTGGACATGCCTTCGACAGGAGCGCCGTCAGACGCGCCTGCAAGGCCGGGGATTTCAATCTTAAGACCAAGCAGCTTAATGCCCTGCGCACGGTCTTCGATCCATTCCTTGCGGCTGTCGATATCGTCCTGAATGCCTTTCATCAGTTCGTCAGCGACACGCTGCAGTTCGCCTTCATCGATATCTTCGACAAGGTTCGCAAACCATGTTCTGGCGCGCTCTGCTTCTGACTTCTCTGTTATAGGCTTACCATCAAGAGAAATACTGACAGAGCCATCAGGATGTTCAATGCGTAAGATATTGCCGCTATCGTCAGTTTCATAACCGGGCTTGCCTTCTTCGATCTCTACTTGCACATCGCCCGTATCAGCAATTGACGGCTCTTCCGCGCCAAGAAGGCGAAGGTTTTGTGGAACAAGGCCCGGTGTTGGCATAGTCAATCCTTTGATCCGAAAAGCTTCTCCATCTCTTCAACAAATAGACGGATGCCCTCTTGTGCGGCGATATTATCATCTTTCGCGTCTATTTTGTAGAACCGCGTGTAATCGTATGGTGACCGCCCCCAAACCTCCACGCGGAACGTGCCGGGGTGGTTCTTTTCAGGCAGGATCACAGGATCAACAAAGGCATTACAAAGCACGCGCTGCATGGCTTCACCGTTAAGTGTTACTTAATTGCCGCTTCTTTGCTTGCCGCTCTTCATAATGAAGTATGCGGTGGCAATTGGCACATAACGCATCGCACTTTGCGATTTCTTTTTCAATACGTTCCCATGATTGGGACATCATAAGGCTTATTTCCATGTCCTTTTCTGCAGGGTCCCTATGATGAAACTCTATGACCCTGTGGTCTTTCAGGCCGCAATCACGACACGATAGCTTGGCGCGCAGTTCATCAACGCGACGCCTGTTTTCATTTCTGTTTATATTGTTTTTCTCTGCCCAGCATTTAATGCAGATGTAACGCCTGTATAAGACACCCTTAACGGTGCCTGCATTGGCAAATTCATCAAAGCACTTTTCTTCGCCGCACTTCTTACAAGTACGCATTTCCATGCATTACACCGCGTATAGGGGCTGTGGTGCTGATCCAATGTGTTCGCGTTGCTGATCCAAGTCAGCTGTGAATTCCGCGCCACGCACCAGCATGCCTGTTTCACGCAAGAAGCGTAAACCCATGCTTACCGTATCGACCAGATCGTCGTGCTTTGCTTTTGGAAAGGCTGCGCATTGCGTGATGACCTCTTCAGCCCACCCACGGTCTGGCGCGTAGATCAAACCTTCAGCAAACAGATGCTGCACCGAATAAAGACGGGCTACCTTGTCCTGCCCCTTTGGATCGACAAGCTGCACAGCGAAGTCTTCGATATTAAACAAGCGCCGCAACTCCTGCGCAACGCTGTGACCAGCTGCTTTGTTTTCAATCAGAAGCTTATCGACCTTGCAGTCTTTCATTGTTTGCTGCACGCGCTTCACAAGGTCATGCAATTCAAGCCTGTCCTGCCATGCATGCAACAAAATAATCTTTGGATGCTCTTCAGTGTAAGTGCGGCTTAACTCTACAAGCGATGTGCTGCCATCACGTCCCATCTGGCGCGTGACCTGCGCCGTGCCATCGCCGCCAGAGAACACGCCCCATACCGTCATGGCCGACATGTCGTTCTCCTGCTTTGTCGTGTATGCCGTATCCAATGCAGCCACAACGTAATCGGCACCCGGTAGCATGTCGTGTTCCCACAGCTGCCACCATTCGCGCTTTAGGATACCCCCGCCTTTGGGTTCCGGCCTTTGCTGTAGCTGCCCTGCAGCCGTCCATGGCCCCATCTGCCGTTCAAGTAGCGCGACTTCACGTTCTCCAAAGCGTTCGGGCCAAAGAAGCGCACCTTCACGCTTCTCCAACTCCAGTGCCGCTTCAAAATCACGCGCGTGGCGCGCACCGTCCTCTGCAACGACAACAAGCGGATCACCTTCTGCATCTAGCCCTCTTGGGTCATTCCAGCCAATGCTGGTGTAGCTATGGCGCGCCCATTCATAGCGCATAGGCAAACACAAATGCGTCCAATCACCGACATCTTTTTCTAGGATGTATCCCGTCATGTCTTGCTCTGACAGGCGCTGTTGAATGATCACGAACGCGCCATGCTTTGGATCGTTCAGACGGGTGCTTAAAGCATTGTCCCACCATTCAATCGTTTCTTGGATCTTCGCTTCCGAATTCGCTTCCTGCGCATTGTTCGGATCGTCAACCACAATGATGTTGCCACCTTCACCCGTAAGCGCCGAACCCACTGACGTTGCAAGGCGCGATCCGTTGCGTGTCGTGTCGAAGCGGGTTTTAGTGTTCTGGTCATCCGTCAGCTTGTATCGATCACCCCACATGCTTTGATAAAGCGGGCTTTCGATCACGCGGCGGCACGCTGTCGAATCACGCAGCGCTAGATCACGGCCATACGATGCAAACAGGAACTGAACGCCGGGGCCTGATGTTGGGCTGTCATACGGCTGCGCCCATGTCCACGCAGGGAAGGCCACAGAACAAAGCGACGACTTAGCGCAACGCGGTGGGATGTTGATGATCAAGCGCTTAATGTCGCCGTCTACAACCGCCTGCAGATGCTCTGCAATGGCTTCGATGGGCCATCCCGGTGTGAATGGCGCGGCTGATAGATATTGCCAGTGCTGTTGCAGGAAATAGTACAGGCTGTCTTCGCAGTCTGCGCGTTCAAGGTTCTTTAACGTTTCAGGCCCGTTTAGTCTGCCGTCTTCAGTATCAACGTAGAACGTCATCTGACATCAATCCTTATGCAGGCAGATGTAGCGTTCACCGAATTGGTCTTCGCAGCATTGCAGCATCACACGCTTCTTGGCCTTCACATCACCAATGAAGACAAGATCACCATCTGGCTCTTCATATGCATAGCCAAACGGTTCATCGCATTCAGGACGCCTTAACCAGCCATACGTCCAGTGCCAGCCAACACTAATCTGTTTGTCTGTTCTCTGATCGTTGTTTGGCACGCTGCTTCTTCCAGAAATGACGTTTGATCCATTTACGAACGCCGGGTCGTTGCATGAAGCCGTATACCCGCTTCCACGCACTGAACGCATCCATCTCTCCCCCATTAAGCTTTCCCTTCGTTCCCATCATCGATGCGTCTCCCGCGCCATGTGGCATTCGCGCGGATATTATTCAACACAATCGACCTTCACACCAGCCTCTAGAAACATCATCGCGGCATTCTGAAAGCTGTCAGCCCAACGCGGCACTTCATCGCTTGCCTTGTAAACGACACGTTTGATGCCTGCCTGCACAATGATTGCAGCGCAATTAGCGCACGGATGCAGTGGCGACACGTAGAGCGTGCATCCCGTTAGATCACGCCGTGCAGTGATGATTGCATTTACCTCTGCGTGGATCGTTCGCATAAGCTTAACGTGGCGGTCTTCATACAATGCCTGCGCATCATTGCATCCGCGCGGGAAGCCATTGTAGCCCATCGACACAATGGTCCTATCTGGCGCGACAATGCACGCACCGACCTTTGTGCTTGGATCTTTCGACCTCTGCGCAATTTCATCGCACAGGTTAAGGAACGTCTTGTCCCACGCGATCAATGCGCAATCACCCAGTATGCGAAAAGGCTGATGCCTAGGATTGTCGCTATCTCTACAAACGTCATGGCCTTACTCTTCACTGCCAATGCCAGAACACGCACGGATGGCGCGCAGCATATCCCAAGCGCTGACTATGAACTCTTCGCCAACGTCTGTGATGATCTTTACGCGCGTGTGTTCAAGCGCACGGCCCGGAACGTTCTCTACTATGATTGCTTTTTCGCCATCCCATTCGCTGACAATGGCGCGGATATTTATTGCTTTGTCTCTTCCATCTAAATCAAACATTCTTGCTCTCCTCTTTAGCTTCGCTCTTAATCCCATCGCGCAACAAAGACGTAAAGCCGACCTCTACGATGGTGCGCAATGCATTACCTCCCAACGTCAATTCAAACGTAGCGCTGCCGTCTTCATGCTCTGTCACTTCACCGACTGCGATGTAATCGTCTGCAGTCAGGTGGCCAATCTCTATCGATGGTACATCGCTCTGACACGCGCCAGCTTTCTTGCACTCCCATTCATCGCACTGCTTAAACGGGTCTTTGCAAATGATGTCAGACATCTGTGATGATCCGCTTCTCTTCACGCACATGTGATCCCTGCTTTGCCATCGCCGCACGCACGTCTTCCGGTGTTGTCTCTGGCGGCAGGAGAGACATCAACGTCATGCACATCTTGTTAAGGTAGATTAAATCTTCGCGCATCTCTTGGATAAGCTGAATTGCGTCTTCAAGCGGTTCGTATTGATAGCCGTTCTCTTGCAAGATATCTGCACGATCTTGCAACTGCTCCAACAGCGTCATGCCTTCTGTAAGCATCACTCTTTCTCCCCAAGCGCGGCAAGGGCTGTTCCAGTCAAATCCCATTCAGAAATCTTTTGCAGCGCTTCACGCAGTCGCTCTATTTCGTCGGCGGCATTGGCTAGGGCTACGCTTTGTGGATCATCTTGCCCAGATGCTAAGAACCGCAGCCGTTCAACAATGTCAGTCATATCTATTCCCCCGCTTCAGGTGCGCGCGGCAACGGCATCCAATACTTAACAGTCTCTGCGAATGGTAAGCCATGGCTAAACCAAACGTCATCCTCTTTCTTGCCTACAGTAATTCGGTGGCCATCGCTGATAAGCACATTCACATTGATTGGTGCTGTCTCTTCGTAATTCCAAAACACAAACGCAGGGCGAACCATACGACGCACAAAGTCGCGGTCCTCTTCCGTTAACGGGATGTCTTGCGATATTTCCATTGCTATTCCCCCTTAATACGCGCCAAGAGCGCATGCGCCTCCTGCATTACCGCAGCATCACGCTCTTCGTCTAAGCAGGACAACATGCGCCCCACCAATCCGACAAGCCTTTTCTGATCATCGACCATGTCTTTGTATTCGCGAATAGGTAGGCCATTGAACGACAAGGTAGCCTTAACAGGTTCAGTCGGGCTTAACTCTACGCCCCATTTTACGAAGGCCATCACTTGATCCCCAATGCTGTCTTGGCGCGTGTCTGTGCTTTGTAGCCGTACTCTTCACCAGTAAGATCACGCAGCGCCTGTTCGTATCGCTCTGCACGCGCGTATGTAAGCGCAATGTCCAAAGCTTCCGTCATACCGCGTTCGATATATTCGTCTCTTTTAGCGTTTAGTTCACGCGATGCTTTAATAAACGCCTCTATCTCTTCGACGTTGATTAAGTCATGCTTAATTTGTTTCATGTGAAACAACCTCTTCAATCGCGCCAACAGAAAACAAAGTTTCAGTCGCCAGTTCCGCAGCTGTCGTGTCAGTCGAAAACTCCCTGATATCAAACAGTGTATCAACACATGTTTCATATCTCTTACGAAGCCAGAACACATAACCAAACAGATCTTTGGGTTCGATCTGCAGGCGCTCCAACGTTTCCTTAACAGCGTTAAGATAGGCTTCATCATCAGTCATCATCGCCTCCTTCAACAGCGCGCTTCGCAGCCAAAAGCGCAAGCTTCAGGCTTTGCCGATATTCAGGATCAAGTTCTCTTGCGTTGATTGTGATCGAACGCGCATCAATCAATGGCGCGCCTGTATTATTCAACTCTGTAACTTTCACATCGCGATACGTTTCGGGGAACCTGTTTTTCATATTGAAAATCCATGTGGTCGAATTAAAGCCATCAATCATCCCCAATGCTGACACTTGTCCGAAGTTTTCCCACCACACTTTGGACAATTGTGTGGCTTCTTTTATGGCTTCGGAAAAGTCGGCATGCTTTTCGGACCAATCGTAAAGGGTATCTAAATGCACACCGATTGCAGAAGCCATTTTGTCTTTTGATCCACCTAGTCTTCCCACCTCTATGATTGCTTCTAGCATCCATGTTGGATCGTATTTTGTTGGTCTTCCCATCTTAGGTTTGGGAGCAGCGAATATTCTGGCTACTGCGTGGTTCTTTATAGCTTCTTCAAAGCTAATGACGTTTGACGCGCCAGCTGCAACAGCGACAACATCTTTTCCGCCTTCCACTTCTTCCAGCGCTTTGCGGAATTTAGCGGCGTTTCTGCGTGTTGGTTTCTTATCGTCTGACATTCATTCCCCCAAGAATAAGCCCGGCTTACCGGGGATGGAGGCCGGGACCGGGCCTTGCCGGGTTAACCGAACCCCGGATACTGAATGTACCACAACATGGGACATTGTAGAACAAAAGGGGAACAGACCCCCCTAGACCCAAAACGGGCCACATGCCGTTTATCCGGGCAAGATATGGGGTTCACATGCCCACTGGGCATGTTAAAGTCCCCTTATCAAATAACACCGAAACAGGAGATACTGATATGCCTGCCATCACCGCCAAGATCATCAAGGGCGTCCCGCATTTCACGGTTGTCCCGTTTGCCACCAAAAACAAAGGCACGGAAACGGTGACCCTGAACGCCGTCGAAGACGACAACCGCGCCCGTTCAGTGGTCCTTAAATTCGTCAATGTCCAGTCCGAACAAGCCGCCCGCGATATCGCTGCAAACCTTGGCTGGATCGTTTCGTAAAAGGTCGAAACGGGGGCAATCCCGTCCACCCGTAAGGCGGGTGCTGATGATGACCCTGATAGAAGGAATATCGATATGAACCGCGAAGCTTTTCTCCCCTCCTCCACTGGCACCCGCAAGGTGATCCTTTCCAAGGTTCGCCGGGGCCTTCGCTCCCTTCCCCGTCCCTCTAAGCGCTAAGGAAATACGCGCCATGGCAATCCTGCAATTTAATCTTTACGAAGGCCTTGCATCGTACCAGCTGGGGCAGGCGATCCGCATCGCCCCCGCCCTGCGGGAAGTGATCGAAGACTATCGGGCCGAAGGCCTGAATGATCGGGAGATCGTCCAGATCATCGCACGGGTCATCGACCTGATCGACGAAGAACGCGAAACCGAAAAGGGGACAAAGCAATGAACACGTTTGATGCCATTATGATCGCAGAGGGCGTGGAACCCGCCTCTTACGACGAACAGCAGGCTGCATGGCAGCACCTGATCGACACGGGGGTCTGTTGGAACCTTCAAGGGTTCTTTGGCCGCACAGCCAAGGACCTGATCGACCGGGGGGTCTGCAGCCCTCCACCAGCCCGCCCAGCGCCATCGTCGCCACACAGCCCGCTCCACACCATGCATAACTAATAATCCTTGCATCCATGCGGATTAGCGCCCCTCAGAAGCCTCTGGGGGGCGTTTTCCTTATGATCTTGCGGATTAGTCTGCCCAGTCTGATCCTACAGCTTCCGGGATCATCACATTGACCCGGAGGTTATCCTTTAGCTTCAACCTTCGCGCCAGAGCGTAGGCCGCACTTTGCCCGGTAAATGATTCGTCGTTATCCCCGAACACATAGACCTCTTCGACCCCAGCCGGGGCCTGCCATGCTGCAAGCCTGTTGGCATTGATCGTAGACCATACCGGCATCTTAAACTTCTGCGCTGCAGCCATAGCCGTCTCAATTCCCTCCGCAACGCCTAACAGGCCATCGCGCGGCTCCCAGAGCCTGATCGCGCACCCCTCCGGCAGGCTACCCGGCATAACCCGGCGCGTGACCTTCTGGCCCTCTGCCGTCAAATAGGTCAGGTGGCAGTTCACAACTGAACCATCGTTTGTACGTACAACTGACACCATGGCAGGCATGCGGGTCTTAGATCCTGCCTCCCAGCAATCCAGCACTTCGCGGATCGCATTAGAGCGCCAGTGACGGCCAAGGCGACGTGTTAGGTATCTACTAACAGGCCCATCGTCTGCAGGCCGCTGTGCGCGCTCCCAGAGGCTTTTAATGGCATGCATCTCCTTGGCAGTGTCCCGCTCCTGAACCCGCACGGCAGGCACATACATGGCGCGCTGCTTTACCTCTTCCAGCACTGTTGCCACAGGCTTACCCGTGACCTTCGTTACAAGCATAACTCCATCGCCAGATCCGCAAGAATTGCATATCCAGTCACCCACCCCGTTTTTATCGTCAAATCGGAATCGGTCTTTCCCGCCGCATATCGGGCAGGGGCCGTGCCTCTTATTCAGGTAAGTAGATGCGACGCCCAGCTCTGGGAGCAAACCGCGCCAACGGCCTTTCGCTATTTCCCGCACGCTTTGATTCATTTTCCCGCCTCTTTGCTTTCACGATATTGTGGTGCTTAATCCATGACATTGTTTCAGGCGATATCGTCGCACTGGGTGCTACACTTCCATGCGGTGGGCCTTTGCCCATCCTATCCTTGTATGCGTGATAAGCCCAACCTCTTTTCCATCCGCGACCGTCAGCGTAATTCAAAAGCTCTGAATAAAATTGCACCTTTCTTTCGACAGGCCAATCTTTCGCTTTCACTGCTTTGTCGCGCGTTAGTTCGTATAATTCGCCTTCTGCATTTTCGACATCGCTTCGTGGAGTAGGAACGAAGCCACACGCCGGACATTCGCGCACTTTCGGCGGGCGCAGAAAAGAGCATTGCGGGCATTCTTTCGGCAATCTTTCTTTTGGTTTTGGTTCAGCACGTTTGCGTTCTCCATCATCTAATTCAGTGTGGTGAATTTCAGTTACAAATCCTAAGCGTAGTGTCGTGTCGCTATGATCTAATATCAGGCAATGATCTTTGCCCTTTGCAGTGCGCAGACCGCGACCAATCATCTGCGTATACAGAATTTCACTTTTTGTAGGGCGCGCCAAAATGATGCATCGAACGTCTGCATCAAAACCTGTGGTAAGAACGCCAACATTGCATATGACCTTTACATCGCCATTGTCGAAACGCTTCACGATTTCATTGCGCGCAGGACGATCCGTATGCGCATCCATATATTCCGCGACAACACCAGCGTCGATAAATTGCTGTTGAATGTGTTTCGCATGCGTTCTGTTTACAGCGAAGCAGATCGTCTGCCTATTTTCACCGCGCTCCATCCATGTCGAAACAATATCAGCCACCAGCTGGCCTTGATCCATTGCATCAGCAAGGCCTTTCAATTCGTAATCGCCTGCAACCGTTTTGACGTTCTTAAGATCAGGATGCGCTGGCGCGAACACTTTGAAGTCTGACAAGTGGCCGCGTTCGATCAGATCCTGCGTGGTCACGGCAATGATCAAATCGTCCCAGATCTTGCCCATTCCTTTCTGCCATGGTGTAGCAGTCAGCCCGACGAAGGGCGTGTCTTTCCATTCTTCGTATCCAGCCCAATCGTGCAGGAATTTGAACATCACATGCGCTTCGTCGATGATAACCAGATCAGCCTCTGGAATTTTACGGCGCATTAGCGTTTGGATAGAGCAAATTTGCACGGGCTGTCGCCAATCCGTCATTTCATGCATGCCCTGCATCACGCCGATATCCCATATGCCGTTTGCTTGGAAGCGTTCGACGGTCTGGTCGATCAGGGATAGGGCAGGCACGCAGAAGATCACCTTACGGTCCTTCTGTCGCGCCATGTTGATGATGGCTGCAGCAATGATCGTTTTCCCCGCGCCTGTCGGTGCCATAAGCACTGGCCGCTTGCGACCGCTGATCAACGAAGCGCGAAGAAGATCGATTGCCTTTTGCTGATAATCACGAAGATTCATTTTTCACCATATTGGTGCTGCAGAATGAAATGCAGATATTGGATTGCTTTTTTGATGTCTTGCGCGCCGCCTTTTTCGCGGTGGCGCGTGACATATTTAATGACATTGCCTTCGCAATATCCCATTCCGTTTTCCATGATGTAGCGGATTGGCTCTATCGCTTTGTTGCGATAATGATCACCGCCAACCTGATCAGACATCTTCTTTCTCCATAAATTTCAATCGCGGTAAGCTGACCTTGACCGTCTGGGCGCGCTTCGTCAAATAAATTTTCGCCGTATCCATCGATTGGTAGATACGTCCCTCTTCGCAGGCGTTGCGCTCTTGCACCGACATCTTTTTGTGTTTGCGTTTTCTAATCATAGTAACCCCACATTGCTTCAGACATGGTTCCGCTTCCGCATAACCCCCTGATCCCTGCCGGGACCAATGCGTTTGGAGGGGCGCTTACAGCAACCGTTTAGCTGGACTGCGGGCTATCGTGCCGCCAGACGCCCCCCGGTCCGAAGTGTCGGACGCATCCCTTGCGGGCAGGGTTTGTTATAGGTCCAGTTATCCTTCAGCCTGCGCGGCAGTCAGGGCGTCGGAAGCCGTTTTCACGGAAAGTTCCGCCGATTGCATTTCTGGTGCTACCCACCAGCTGGCCTGTTTGATTGGCGGCATACAGTCAAAACCCGCCTGAACCCCGTAGCGTCATCGCA